TTTAGCGGAATTTGCCGCGGCTAAAGCGTTTGCGGCGGCTGAACGCGCCGCCGTATCTTCGACGTCATATAATATGTCGTCGAGAATGATTTTATTTACGTTAGGCATAATTTTTCCCACCTTAATCCAAATCTAATGTTTCGCCGCGAACAGAAGCAAAATCGGGGTTAAATGTGAGCGTGTTCGCGTTTTCGTTCGGCTTTATTTCCCCAAAACTCGCGATATTTGATAACACGCCGTCAATAATGCTGAACCGGCTTACCGGCCCGGGGGCGGGACTCTCCCCATTAATCGATATCCAGTCGCCGATATTTGGCACGACACTTATTGAACGGTCAACGTCCTCAAGAACGCTAATCGTAAACGGCACAGGATAGAAAATTTCCACTAAATCGTTTATTTCGATTTCCGTCCCGCCGCCGCCTGTCTGCCCGCCTTCAATCGCCCTGATTTTACCGGCGTAGCTGAGGAAAGTATCCGTATCTAAAACACTGACGCCCTTGTCGGCAATCGCTCTGGCAAGGGCGCGTTTTACGCTGTACAGATAATTCAGTTTTGTTTCCAGCGTGGCCATCAGATATCCTCCCCTAAAATATCAGTCAGAGCGTCCGATACGTTTCCGATACTGGCGATAGATTGATTAAACTCTTCTTCAGTACCGGGGAAGCCGCCTTCCTGTGCCGACTGATACGCGGTTTTCCCGAATGGCTGCCCCGCTTTTTCCGGATCGTATACGAGGATAACCGAGTCAGGCGGAAAAGAGTCAACCTCTTCTTGTGTGGGCGTATGGTCGAGGATGATATGGCCGCCGCCATCGCCACCGGTGCATTTGCATTCAAGGTCCAGGTCGTCCAGCTTTTCTTCTATGATTTCGTCGATAATCTCACGCAACTGCTCTTCGGAGAGTAAATCTTCGAGATCGGGGATATCCAGTCTGTCAATAACCTCGTCGATTATTTCGGGTTTGAGACGCTCCAGATTTTCATCAATTATGCCCCTGATCAATTCCTCCGAGATTTCGTCGCGCAGAAACAGATCCGCCGTCAGTTCGACGAACGTCTTCAGCTTTTGACCCAAGACATAAGTGTCTCCCGCTTGCCCGGTTAAATCCTTTGTCATTTCCACTACCCGCAGGCGGAGGTCTATCCCTATTTGCTCGCAATACAACCGCGTGACCGTGCCAAGCCGGAAACCGTGATTGAATGTAAATGGAACCGTCACTTTGTAAGCCGCGTGAGGCTGCTCAAAGGCTTCAAGATAACTGCGGGCTTGCGTATCCGCGTTACCCCTGAATTCCTTATAGCCCTCCTTAACCGGATAATTGTTGATATACGGGCTCGTGATTATTTTCGGCGGATCATTCTCGATAGTGCTGTCAATATAGCGGAGTTTCGTGATTACCGCGCCGGTGTCAACGCTCTCTTCCAGGGTAAGTATGTTTTTGCCCTTCACCAACTGAAATGGCTGGCCGCCGACGAAATATTCCAACCTGCTTTTTATGCTGACTTCAAGCCGGTTCCTCTCCAATTCCCCGCCGAATAACTCAAGGATTTTATTCAGGACGAGCAGCTTATTTGAGTTTTTTACATCTATCTCCCGCGTGCCCAAAGCATCGCAAGTTCCCGCCGTGAATTTCGTCCCGGCAAGGAGAGCCGTTAGCATGGTTTGAGCCGAGGCGTTATAGTTGAACGCCGCAATGTCACAGTCAATAAGGTCGGCGAACAACAAATCCACTGCGTCTATTTTCACGAGACCGGTCTCATTATCTGAAGCGCCGAACAGATTTTGACGGTAAAAGATGCCGTTTACCTCAAAGACAGTAAACGGCGTTATTTTTACATTCCTTCGCTGAAGCGTACTCGGCAAAACAGTCGCTTGCAGGGTGTAAGCGTTGTTGATGGAGCGAGTCTCCGTGCCGGATACGATTTCGAGTTCACTCAGTTTTGAGTTCAGATCGGCGTAATGGTAAACCCCTATCATATGCGCACACCTCTGTTGTTCAATGCTATCTGCAGTTTCCGCAGCGTGAAGTCGGCGATGGCTTCCATATCCGATTCATCCCTGACGGTTATGTTGTCAAAGTAAAAATGGTTTACCATCGCCGGGCTGCCCATCGTCTGCGCTTCGGCGGGAATCGCGAAACTCAAGCCCTTTAAAACCTCCGTCAGGTTGTTGATGCTAAAGATGACGCCGGCAAATTCCTCGATCTGTGCCCGTATGGCCTGACATAAATCGGTAATCGTTGAAAACAGCGAGCCGGTGGAATCCACTTCGGTCACGCCGGCACTTTGCGGGCCGTTCGCGGTATCATCGATTGCCTCCCCGAAACCGTCGCCGAGAGCATGCGCCATCCCGCCGCCTACGCCGCTGTAATTCACGTCAAAATCGGTGGGGAGAGCTTCCTCCATCCTCTTTTCCACATTATCCATTTCTTCCTCGAAGCCGTCTCCGATGCCGAGCGCCATGTTTTTGCCGAACATGTCGGCCATAAGTTTCGACGGAGACTGAATGCCGAGGAATTTAGCGAGGCCGCCGAGAACGCTCTTGAAGAAAGCAACGACCTGATTTTTAATCCAAGCCGCCATACTTTTAATGCCTTCCCAAATGCCCAGCACCATATTTTTGCCGATGTCAGCGAAATGGCCTATGAAACTTCCGAACGCCTCAAGCATCGTCCCAACGAGTATTGCTATAGCCTCAAGTATCGCGCCGATTATAGCCGGAAGATTCAAAACCAAGGCGCCCAAAAGCCGTACACCAGCTTCGATAATCTGCGGAATCGCCCCGATTATAAAATCTACGATTCCGACAATAATGGCGGGCAAAGCCCTTATAAGCTCCGGCAGAGCCGCAAGCAGGCCCTCGGCTAAACCGAGAATAATTTGGAGCGCAGCGTCCAGTATCATCGGGAGATTGTCGATAAGGGCGTGAACCATCGTTACAACCGCCTGAACGATAGCCGGTACCAGTTCCGGCAACGCGTCGGATATGCCCTGCGCCAATGTGACGATAACTTGGATGGCGGCTTCCAATATGGCCGGGAGATTGGCGAGTATGCCCTCCGTCAGCGCGAGGACAAGCTGTACCGCGCCTTCGGCCAGCGCGGGTAACGCCTCAATAATGCCCCCCAACAGCGTCTGTATTATTCCCACCGCCGAGTCAATAAGCATCGGTAAGTTTTCCACGATGGCGGTCACAAGAGCGCTGATGATGTCCGGCGCGACTTCAGCCACAGCCGAAATAATGGAGTTAATGATACCGAGCAAACGAGGAATTAACTCCCCGATGCTGTTTACGATTGTCTCCGCGCCCGCCTTCAACGCTTCGCCCGCGCCTTCCTGGCCGTTAAGAAGCCCTATGAAAGCCTCGGTTACCATTGTCATGCCGGGCAGGAGTTCCGCGCCTATAGAGTTCTTGATACCGGTAAAACTTCTTTTGAGGTCATCCAGGGTATCCGTGAAAACCACGGCGGCATTAACGGATTCCTCCGACATGACCATCCCAAGGTCATGCGCCCTCCGTCTCAACTCGTCGGTACCCTCGGCGGTCTGGTTCAGCAGCGGCATGAGTTCCATACCCTGTTTGCCAAGCAAATTCATGGCGGCTGCCGTCTTTTCCGCGCCCGGCGGCATATTTTGGAGCGCTTTGACGGTCATGTTGAATGCTTCTTCCGGGGATTTGCCCTTGATTTCGTCGAAATTAATGCCGACTTTGGCAAACGCCTCGGAAGCTTTGTCGCCGTCCTCGGTCAGCCCGTCCATCGTCCTTTGCAGCGTTTTCATACCCGCGCCGAGGCTGTCTATACTTGAACCGTTCTGAGAGAGGACGTAGTCCCATTCCTGATACGCTTTAACGGACAGCCCCAGCCTTTGCGAGTCTTTGTCTATTCTGTCCCCGGCTGCCGCCGCTTCGTTCGCCATATTATGCAGCGCCTTGCCGGACGCAATCGCCACGGCTCCGATGGCTGCCGCCGCCGCGCCGATTGCCACGCCGATACCCTTGACTACCGAACCCAGTTTCTCAAACTTGCCGCCCGCGTCGGCGGCGGTTTTGCCCGTGTCCTCCAATTCGTCGCCGAATTTGTCCGCTTCTTTGCCCGCGTCGCCGAAATTATCTGCGTTTTCGTCCAGAGCCTTGTTGTTCCTGTCGAGTTCCTTTTCCATGCCGATTAACTCGGCTTCGGCGTTGTTAAGCTGGATTGCCCACGCCTGGGTTCGTTTGTCCGACTCGCCGAAGGAGTCGGCGGCGTTTTTAAGGGCGTCCCTGAGTGTGGCGATTTTGTCCTTCTGCGCGTCGATTTCCTTGTTCAGAACCGCGTTCCGCGCAGTCATCGCCTGCATGGACTTGTCGCTTTTGTCGAACTGCGCCGACACGAGATTCATCTCGGAACCGAGAACTTTAAAGGACTGGTTGATGTCGCGCAGGGCGTTCTTGAACTCGCGCTCGCCGTCTACGCCGATTTTCAAGCCGAAGTTTGAGTCAGACATCTTGTTAAAACACCCTCCAGTCCCTTAAATTCCGTAAGGCAATACATCATCCAGCCCGTATTCAACTTTGGGTTTCGCAAGCCCCAAAAACTGCCGGTGGCACTCCCATAAATCCATCAGCAGGCCGAACGGCATGAGCCACGTTTCATCCTCGCTTCGGTTCAGATGCACCGTGCCGTAATAGAGCAACCGGGTAAACAACTCATCGTCGCTTACCCGGCTTTGGTGTTTTTTGCGTTTTTTGTGCTGTCGTCCTCACTCTCGATGTTACGTTTCGTCCCTTTAAACATCGCTTGCGTAATCGCGGCTTTGTAGTCGGCCAGTTCAAACGGCGAGGTGAGCAGCTCTACCTCGTCCTCAGTCAACGGATCTTTCGGCGAGTCTTTATTTTTAAAGTTATGAATGAGAATCGATTGGTTCGCCAGAAGCGTAATCAGCCAAACAATCTCGCCAAGCGCGAGTTCAAAATTCTCCGTCTTCATTAACTTGTCGCCGAGATTTTGTAAGCCGCCGTAGCGTTTGGCGATTTCCTTCACAGCGCGAGTAGTAAGGATTAACTCAAACTCCGCGCCGCCGATGTTGATAACGCTTGACCGCTCATCAGGCGCGATTTGCTTCGCCGTATTATTTTTCGTCATAGCCTTTACACCCCCATATCCGCGAGTCCGTCCAGCCATGCTTTTGCGGCCGCTTCGGTGTTAAATGTCGCTTCCTCTTTCCACACGCCCAAAATGTCGGTGAGAATAGTCCCCTCGATGGTCGGCGTCTGAAAGTTAATGCTGTCTCCTTTTGTCTCCAGCGACTCGTTCGGAATGCCGAACTTAACCTTACGCAGCCAAAGGGCGCGATACTTTTTCACGTTGTCCTTGATGGTGGTGGAGTAGAAACCCACGCCGACGTACACGCCTTCATCGTCGCCCTTGGCGGTCAGTTTCTGACCTCCCGCGGACAGCGTTTCAAGCTCATGCCCCAAGATAAGCGCCAGTACCTCGTAGCTGAGGTGATCGCCGTTCAGCGTGATTTTGCCGCTCTTGAATTCCTTGATGTTTTCGACGATGCGGTTATCGGCGTAGAGTTTGCCCTCGTTGATTTCTATGGACAAATCAACCTTGATGGCATAGCTCATAACTAAGCCGTCTTGGAAAGTGACCGTCGTCGCGGTTTCAGTCACGGGAGCGCAGATTAAATATTGCAGTCCTATTTGGGCCATTTACAGTCCCTCCGTTCCGTATTCTTTGGCTATGTCAACAGCGTAGTGGTGGTAGCCCGTGTCGTCCTCGCGGCCGATATACCGGCGGTCTGTGACGACGAAGCCCGCCGATAAAAAAGCGGACGCGATTTGCCGCGCCCGTCTGAGGTAGTTATCCTTGGAAAACAGCGACACCCGAACGTCGCAGACTTCCATTTGCGGTTTGTTATCGCCGAACAGGACGAACCTGTCGGCGAGAGGGGTGAGCACACAGTATTCGTCGGGCGGCACGCCGCTGAAGACACCGGTTTCTACAGGTATTTGAAGCCCTGACAAAATACTGTTCAACTCGGCTAATATGCTCATGCGGTATCTACCTCCGATTGCATTTTCGCCTTCATCGCCGCGATACATGCGCCCCTTGTTTGTATCTTCGCGGGCTTTAGAAACGGCTTCGGCGGTTGTCCGTGTTTGCCGTATTCGAGGACGTTGGCTATTTTGGCGTTGGATGTACCGTCCTTCCTCGGTTCGGCGAAGCCGATTTTGACATCCCAATTGCCGTCGCGGTCCTGACGCGGTTTCGATATACCAAGCGAGCGGACGAGTTCGCCCGTGGAGCGCGACGGCTCCTTTGTGCCGCTCCCTACAACCGACTTTAAGTTGCTTTTCACTTTTTCCAAGACAACTTCCGCGCCCGCTTCCAGAACCTTGGGGATGATTTCGTCTGTCTTGTTTCCAAGGCGAGACAGCTTCAGAAGGAATTCTTCCGGTAGTTTTATAGTTTCGACTTTCGCCATTACCTCACAGTCCTTTTTAGCTTTTCGGCGTAAACCTCAACATACATACCGCGCCCGCGCACGTCTTCCACGCTGTTAATCCGATAGCGGCCGCCCTCACAAACAATCGCAAGCGAGGTATCTACCGTTAAGCCGGGAATTTTGCGAAAACGGAACATAGCAGACGCCGTTGAGAATGCCGCCATGTTTGCCCATTTTTCATTCCCGCGGCGCTCCTCCTTGTACGCGCGGATAGAGGTAATGGCGCAATCCTTTTGAGACGCGAACGCTTCCGCGTCCTTCTCTGTTTCGGCTTTAACAATATCTATGAAAGTATTCATTCGGCCAAAACTCATACGTCCCACTCCTTTTCCATTGCAAGCAAACGATTAACCGCTTGCCACACATGCGCCGCCGCGCCTACGTAATTCGCAAAAAACCCCGCCGTCGAACCGTCCCGGCTCTCGTAGAAATGACTTGTCAGCATAATTACGGCCTGTTCGGTTGAAGGCGGGAGTTTTTTCCGTCCGTACTTAACTTTCTGGTAGCTTTCGGCGTATCCGAGTGCGGCGGCAATGAGCCGCAGGAGCAAAGCGTCATCCTCGTCGTGCTGCAGGATAAGGTTATCCTTGACCTTTTCGAGCAGAGCTTTCATTTTTGCCGTAACAGCCATGCCGCCGCGCTCCCTTTCTTACGAACCGGGGCCCATCTTGAGGAGCTTTATGCCCTCGGCGAGGATGACCTTGCCGTCCACGCGCTGGGTGGCGATAAAGCCGACTTGACCGTTTCCGGCGTAGAGTTCGTTGAGCCGCTGGACGGTACGTCCCATGCGGTCGGCAATCCAGTAGTTGGAGAAGTCGCCGAAGGCAATCGGGAGCGCGTTCGCCGCCGCAATCGGGGCATAGGGGCTTGTGTATATCGGATAGCCCCAAAGCCTGTCGGGTTGACCCGCCTGAACCGAAGGCTGCCACAGATACTGCCCGTTGTTGTCCTTCAGCTTGCGGAGCGAGGAAACCGTATTGTCCCTCATCAGGAACACTGCGTTCCTGCGGTACGGGCTTTTCAGCGCGTAGACGAGGTCGATGAGGTTGTCCGCGGTGATCGCGGTGGGGCTTGTGACAGTCACCCCAATCTCGCCGCCGCTCGCGGTGAACAGGCCGGCAGGACGCCCCGTGCCGTTTCCGATACAGAAGGCTTCCTCCTCGGCGACGCCGAACGCTCTGGCGAACTCGGCGGCGATGTAGCTCTCAAGGTCGAACATGGAATCCTGCAGTAATTCGATGCTGACTTTCACGAGATCGGTCAGCTTGTAGGCGTCGATCTCCTTTTGCGCGAAGGTCGGGTCGCTCTCGGTGTAGGCGGCGTTCTCAGCCGTCCACTGCGCGATGCTGTGGGTAGCCGCCACGGGAATTTTGCGCTCCGCCGAGGTCGTGATGATCTTGGCGATGGTGCGGATTATGTTGAATTCCTCAAGCCCCATTACGATTTGGCGCTCGAACTCCACGGGAACCAGGTAGCCGCCGTCCGTGTCCGGCGACGTACTCAATACGTTGTTGATTGGAACCTTGCCGCGCAGGATGCTGCCGAAGTCCGCCTTGTACTCGTCGGACGCCCTGCCTGTCTTGTCGGCTTCGGGCTTTGCCGGCGCGTTGGTAATGGGATTGCTGGTGGGTTTCGCCATTTCAAGGTCGAATGCCGCCTGACGCTCCAGACGCTCTATTTCCTTGCCGAGCGCCACCATGTCGGCTTCCATCTTGTCGTACTCGGCGGCGGCTTCGGCGGAGACAAGCCCGTCGGCTCCGCGTTTCTGGTCGAGGAACTCCTTGGCGGTGTTCCAGATTTTGTTGCGCTTTTCACGCAGTTCAAGGATTTTACTCATTGTTTTTACCTCCGTTTTTTAGTGTGAAATTAAAGAGAGCCGCTTCTCCAGCGACTCCACAGGGATGCCTTTAGGCGGTTCGGGTGTGTTTTTCGGCCTGATCTTGTCAAGCAGAGAATTCGTGACCGCCCGCCTTGAAAAAGCGTATGTTTCTGCCGGCTTGGCTCGTTTTTCGTCCTCAAGGACGCCGTCCGCGAAGCCCAGTTCAATGGCTTTGTTCGCGTTCATCCACGTTTCCGCGTCCATCCAGTGCGAAATTTTAGCCCGCGACTGGCCGGTCTTGATTTGGTAGGCATTAATGATGCTCTCTTTGACCTCGGCGAGCATTTCCATCGCCTTCTGCATTTCCTCGCTGTCGCCGATGGCTACGGTCAACGGATTATGCATCATCATCAGGGCGGTGGGCGCCATGAGGACTTTCGTGCCGGCCATCGCCACGACGCTTGCCGCCGAAGCCGCGATGCCGTCGATCTTTACCGTTACGCTGCCCTTGTAA